CTGAAAATTTCCTTTAAAATTTCTTTTAAGGGGGCGGTACCTATGGAAAATTATTTTTTATTTTCTTTCCTGCAATATCATCTTTATCTCTTTATTTATTTTATTTTTTATTATTTTTCTTATCCGCTTATTGCTTGGCGCATAGTCATCACAGTATACACATTTATATTGTCTCTTATGCCATTCATTGTGCTTACCTTTACCCATAACTATAACACCTTTCCAATTAACCACATGACTATTACGATAGACCACAGTATTAATAATGCATAACCTAAACTTTTGCTATCTATCATAGTTTAATAGCCAGCCATATACATAGCCATACCAATGCGAACAAAGGGTTAATAGTCAATAGCAATAAGAACAATGCTAAGCTCGGACTAATAAATAATATAATAATAAATAATAATAATATAATCATTTCTTCTCCCTTATCTTATAGCAGTAGCAGGAATCGAACCCGCGTTTACCATTAGACTATACTGCTAACTATGACTACCTCATATTGTTATTCCTAACTATCAGTAGCAGGTACCTTATTAGATACTATATTGTTACAGGACATATAGGAATCGAACCTACGTTATACTTAAGATATAACCCACTTATCCCTGCCAACTAAGCTGTTCGTTCACATTAATAACTACCCCTGCTCCAATTACGTGTTATCACTTAGCTATTCAATTGAAATAGAGCAGTAGGGACTCGAACCCTACACCACGTTAGCACACCTTGTTACTCTTACCAGCTGTCACTTAATTAAGCCTGTGACTATTTAAACCCTAGGTCTTTTGGTAACTAACATAACCATGATAACCATGCACCAGTCCAAACAGTTATGCTTGTATAGTTGTGCCAAGGTACTGCGCAATAGCTTAGCACTTCGTCTATGGACTATACACCACTCATCAGGATAGCTGGACTCGAACCAACACCACATGTTACCAAAACACGTATGCTACCATTGACACCATATCCTGTTACCATATGCCATAATACGCTCAATACCTAGAACTATAACTTATAACATATAATAAATAAAGGAGAACTAGGACAACTGGAATCGAACCAGTACAGATTGCGACTCTACACCATATACCAATTTGGTTATATCCTATAACAATGCCCTTATCTAATGCGCTGTATTTATACTTAAGCGGATAAGGTACTAATAACACGAACAGTAGGAATCGAACCCACGTTTACAGGTTTGGAATCTGTAGCATTACCATTATACTATGTTCGCTAGATACAAAGGGCTGTTAGTTGCTAGTACTCATTTAATCAAACAGTATGCTTTACAGTTTGCACCCTATGCTTGGCTGTCAACTCTATGACATTTAAGTACCGTCAATCAGTACACCTATTCTTTTAATTCAAAACGTTTAATACTCCAGCCACTACCAATAAGATAGATGTAAATACACTTAGCATAATAGCTAGATAGTCATGGCGATAATACCACTCCTTAAAGTTGGTAACCGAACCTACACCATATAAAATGCCAAGAATAATCAAGGCAATATTAATTACAATCATTCATTCTCCTGACTTTCTACATAGAGTAAGATACAGAACGCGTCTGCCATGTCGTCGTTGATATCATTATCAGGTACTATGTTATAGCTCTTGAGTATCTCAATGCTTTGTACTTTTCGCAATGCACTCTTACCTTTAATTAGATGATACCCACACCATTTACTGTTTGGTACATCAACATAGCCAATGTTATGACGGTTACGCATGACACCCAAGAATGAACCGTTAGCTCTAATCAATGAGATGTTTCCCTTAGACTTGAACGTGATAATAGGTTCTTCAATATAAATAAAGTAGTCAAATAAATTGTAATGCTCAATAATTTCTGTTATACCGTCAGCAATAAGCTTGGCACGTTCCAAAGGATCTTTACTTTTACCACCTGCAATTGAACCGACTACATACTCATTTGTCAAAGGATTACGAAATGCGTAACCAGTATTAGAGGTGCTAAAGTCAATAGCTAAGGCTTTGCTCATAAATCAGAACTCAATTCAATATAAAGCTCTTTAGTAATTTCTCCAATATCAAATAAGTGCTTAACATAGTGTTCATATTCAATCGGAGTCAATACTTCTTTTTGTGCTAAAATATGCTCTTTATTCATTTCTTTATTCTCCCTTAAAAATTAAAGCTGTATCAAGATTAATCAAACCACATTCAACAGCGTTAAGTAAGAACTCGTTAAAGTCAACTTCTGACAATGTCTCTTGCTTAAATAGTAGCTGTTCCTCTGTCATTTGCTTTCCTCTCTCAACTTGATATATATATTATATCAAATGCACTTTTCAGGTTTGGTTTATCCTCTGTTATGTAAGCTATGATTGACTTTGTAGGCATTTTGTGTTATACTATTTATAGGAGGTAACTATGGCTAGAGATAAATATCTGATGTACTTACGACAACAGGAATACAAGAAACGTATTAAAATTAAAGTAGATAATACAAGAGCTAGAATGAATAGAGAGTATATGAATCAGCCAGAAGTAGACAAGGAGACATTAGAACTATGGAACAATCAGCCAGCAATACATTTTGATTTAGGGAAAAATAAATAAATAATTGCCACCTTAGTGGCTTTTGTTTTACGCTTAACCGCAATTTGACTAGAAGTGGCAGAAATTAAGTGCATTGAGTGTCCTGTTTGTAAAGTATGGTATCAGTAAGCACAATTAGCTTATTGTTTGATTGATTAGGTGATTTATAACTTAGAACTTTCCAACTCGTAAAAAAATAATTATTAGTGTACCAAATTTAATATAATATATTCTACTACGTTTTTTTTGCACATTAAAAAATAGCTAAAACCGAACAATAAATGTCAATAAATATGTACAAGCATAAAAACAATAGTTATTTCCGAACAATACTTTTATTCTTGACAAGTCTAAAATAAAAGTATATAATTAATTTATCATCAAGAAAGGAGGTAAAAAAATGGCTAGACCTAAACAAGAATTTTGTTCTAATTGTAACGGAGAAAACCCAAAATGTAAATATAAAGAGACTGGTCGTAAATGTCGTGTTGGTAAAGCTAAAGGCAAAGCTAAAGGTAAGGCAATTTCAAAAGAAACAATAGAAAAAAGAGACAATTATGATTCACTTCTGGGAGATTTACACACAGATTACTTAAATTTTATGTATGATAGAGCATTTAAATACTCAATAAACAAAAAAACAAATAAAGTTGAGTATGAACAAAAGTTTCATACAGTTTATTCTTTCGAAAGATATTTAAACAACATTAATCAAAAATCACTGGCAAGTTGGGCTAGAAGAAAATATGGAGAAAATATGAAAAACTTTAACACAAAAACAAATAAAATGACATCTGATGAATATGAAAAAATCATTTATAGAAAAACTTATGGCAAAAAAGATGACGCTATAAGAGAAAAATTAAATAACGAACAACCCAAAACAACGGATGAAATAGAAAAACTTCGTCTTAAACAAGAACAAGTTTCTAAAAATATTATTAGAACTCAATCATTAGAAGAAGCGATTGTAACAGCTAATGAAATCGAACGCAAACTTAAAGAATGTGATTTAAAAAGCATGACAGACGAAGAAGCCTTGAAAGAAATTGCTGATTTAGCTAATGAAATTGATTTATCTTGGTTCAAATAATGTCTAAACGATTAAATCAAGATAGCATAAACAAATTCATAAAAGAAAAAAATGGAATTAAGTATTGACAAATATAAAATAATTTGATATCATGATATAAGAAAAGGAGAAATAAATGAAAATTTACTATGTGGCACTAACAACTGATAAAGACACAGTGGCTAAAAATTATAGCGGAAAACGATTATCTCTTTATACAAAAAAACACGAAGCTATTAAGACTTGTGTTTTATTAAATTATCAATGGGAGCTATTTTTCGGAAATGGAGCAAAAGAAGAAAAGCCGTTCAAAGTTTATTGCGTAGAATCAGAGCCAATGGAGGTAACTAGTGACTAAATTGAGAAAAAACCAGGTGGCATTAGTCGTAGGATTAAAAAAGGTTATAAATTGAGAGGCATGAAAATTGAATTTATTTGATAAAGTAAGTACAGCTAAGGAGCTTAATAGGTTTAAGGCTTGACTTTTCAAGTCTTTTTTGTTATTATATACTAAAGGAGAAAGAAATGAAGTTTAATGATGAATTATATAAAAAAGTGTTAGAAAGATACACATTAACAAAAGACGGAAAACTATTTTCTAAAAACGGTAAACAAAAAAAAGAGAGCAAAGATAAAGACGGTTATTATCAATTTTCAGCAAGTTTTGATAATAGAACTTTGAAAGTGAAAAAACATAGATTATTAGCATTCGCTTTTATTCCTAACCCAGAAAATAAAAAAATAGTAAACCATATTGACGGAAACAAGCAAAATAACGATTTAAATAACCTAGAATGGTGTACTAGCCAAGAAAATACATTACACGGAATATATGTATTGAAAACTATAAACCAAAAGGGGAGAATTAAAAAGTGACCAATATATTTGAAAAAGTACAGACAGCCAAGCACTTAAAAGAGCGTGAAGACTTAATAAATTTAAAAGATGACTGGCTTATTGATACGTTAATGCCAAGTTCACAAGCTGGAATACTTGTAGCTCCATTTAAGTCATTTAAAAGCTCTCTAGCAATGCACATGGCTTTAATGGTATCGCAAGGGTTACCTTTTTTTGGTTATGATACAAAGCGAAGCAAGACACTATACATAGACAATGAAGATACTGACAGAGAGTTAAACAAAAGGCTTAGAAATAAAGATAATGCACCAGAAGACTTACATTTTTTGACAGGTGGAGAGTTTATGCTTGATGATTCGCACCACATGAACTTATTATATGAATACATTAAAGAAAATGATATAAAATTCGTGATCTTGGATAATTTAATGACAATGCTAAGAAATGGAGACATTATCTACGGTAAAGACTTTGAACCAATGCTTAGGAGAATTACACGCTTAAAGTTACTTTTCCAAGACGTTACTTTCTTGTTAGTAGCTCATGCAAACAAATCAGCTTATGCAAACTCAATGGACGATAAAGCATATATGGTAAAGCCTAGTGACGCCTTGGGTGGTTCTACTCTAACAGCATGGGCAGAATTTATGTTAATGTTAAGCCCTAAACGTGGCAAGCATAACGACTTCTCTAAGTTATCAGTCAAAGCGCGTGGATATCAGTTTGACGATGATTTAAACTTTTCATACGTTGATTCAGTATTCACTTGCGTCAATAAATCAAAAAAAGAACCAGATAGCGAACTAGTGGAAAAAGTAAAGGCTGAAACTCCAATCGAAACGACGAAAGAATCGGCACAGGCTTTCTTAGACTTAGCTAAAGAGAAAGGAAAAGTAACAGAAAATGAGTGATAAAAAATACGTTGTTTATTACCATGAAAAAGTAAATGAATACTTCTATGACTATTATTCAAGGTTTAACATGAATGAACAATATTCAAAACCTGTTTTATACAGTGATGACTTTAAATTAATAGAGAGAGCAAAAAATGAACTCAATGAACGACTACAAGAACAAAGCTATTATTTTACACGCTGAAGTGTACGGTTGGTTATATCGTGCATTAGATGAAATGGTAAAAGCAGAATGGCATAATGACGAACTTTTCAAAGTATGGCTTGGACGTGCTGAATTTCTAGTCAGACAGTCGAAAAAATTGCATGCAGCTTGCGAAAATGATTATTCTAAGCGTGCATTGATTAGGGCATTACAATTAAAAGTAGAAATAAATAAAAAAATATCATCTAATATTTGACAACGATAATTAATTTTGGTATAATAGTATATATAGAAATAAAGGAGAACTAACAAATGGTAGTCAAATTAACGCAAAAACAAGCTGATTATCTTGAAACTTTTGGAAACCTTGAAGATGAAATAAACAAAAAACGAGCGCTTTGTCACATCACTCGTTTTGGTTATGGATACAATTGGATAGGCGGCGATAAATGTCCAAGTAGTGCTTTTGAGTGTTACGAGCAATTGAAAATGGTTGAAGCTGTCATTAACGGTTATGAAGTTATTGAACCTAAATTTAAGTTTTATAACTTTTCTGATAGTAGCGGAGGAACTGCATTATATTATGCTGGACAGTCTAAACAATTAACAAAATTCGAGCAAGATGCTCTTGAAGTTAAAGAGGGGAGCGAGGAATATAAAGCTTTGTTAGCTTTAGGTTTCGTTGAAGAAGAAGTATGATAACATCTTTTGAATCACTAGCTGAAAGACGATTGATAACTCTTAATTATCACAAAAAGGATAGTCAGCAGTACATCAACAGCTTAAATTACTTTGAATATGCTAGAATGTACTTTGAAAAAAATGGCTTTCCTGATGATAACAGACGAGTTTATCAAAGTGGCAAGCGAAAAGGCCAAAAAGTTAGTTGGTCTGATAAAGAGGAAAAACAGCAGAAAGACGATATTAGAAAGTTCATATATGAAAAGCAACTACAAAAGTTTAAGGGCAGAAGAAAAAGCTAGTAAACATTACGCTAGAGGTGTCAGAAAGCTATCTAAAGAGCTTGAGGAAATGAACGAAACAAAGTATAGGGCAGAGCCTAACGAGTGCTTATATGGCTTGATAAGCGAATTATGGAGCTATTGGGGTAAAGGTTGGATCCTGCCTATGCTTAAATATAATATTGAAATTACAAGACAAGGCGACGTCTTCATTGTAGAAAGAGGAGTAAATGGAAACAATTAATATTAAATTTGATGAAAAACAGCTAGAAGAAGTTGTGAAAAAAGTTACTGAAAAACTTAAAAAAGAGAAAGATTCAGATACAGCAAAGGAAAAAGTGTCAGTAATGTATTTAGAATTTAATGAAGCAAATCATGCAAGCGAGAAAGGTAAACTTTACTTTGGGCATGCTTTTCACACTTTGTCAAAAAAGTATGCTTCGGAGTTTTATTTATCTAGTGAATCTGATTTGACAAAAGCCTCAGAGCTTAAAAGCCAAGGTTGGAAAGAAGAGGTTATCGAATGAGTGTATTTGAAGAACTAAGCGTTATTAATGTAAATGATAAGAAAAGCAAAAAGAATAATTTAGATTATCTTAGTTGGGCATATGCATGGTCTGAAGTTAAAAAAGTATATCCTGAAGCTAACAGTAAAGTTTATGAAAATGAACAAGGGTTAAATTATCACACAGACGGTCGCACAGCATGGGTTAAGGTTGGTATGACTATTGAGGGCTTGGAGCACATTGAATACTTGCCTGTAATGGACTATCGTAACCAATCTATCCCAGTTGAAAAACTGACTTCTATGGACGTAAATAAAGCCATTCAGCGTGGACTAGTTAAGGCAATTGCTCGTCATGGTTTAGGGCTATATATTTATGCAAATGAAGATTTACCAGTTCTAACAGAAGAACAAAAAGAGCTGGAAGCAGAAAAACAACGACTTAGAGAGATTCAGCCACTTATAAAACGAGCTGAACAACTAGGATACCAAAATATTGACAGCTTGAAAAATAAGACTAAAAAAGAAATTACCGACATCATGAAGATTTGGTTAGCACAGCAAGAAACAGAAAAAGGGGAATAATTAAATGGCAATCATCACAGTAACAGCACAAGCGAATGAAAAAAATACACGTACAGTAAGTACAGCAAAAGGCGATAAGAAAATTATTTCAGTCCCATTATTTGAAAAAGAAAAGGGATCTAACGTAAAAGTTGCGTACGGTTCGGCTTTCTTGCCTGACTTCATTCAATTAGGTGACACAGTAACGGTCAGCGGTCGTGTACAAGCCAAGGAATCAGGAGAATACGTAAATTATAACTTTGTTTTCCCTACGGTTGAAAAAGTATTTATCACTGATGATAATAGTAGTCAATCACAAGCTAAACAAGACTTATTTGGTGGTTCTGAACCTGTTGAAGTTGATGAATCAGAACTTCCTTTCTAGAAAGGTGGTTACATGTACACAGCAGAAGAGAGAGAGCAAATTATCGACATCGTGGATAAAATGAGCTTACTAAGACAAGACTTTGACGGAGCTTTCACTTGGATAAAGGAAAACGTGGCAATGCCATTTGACTTTGACGGAGAACAGCAATTTATATCAGAATTGAAGCAGTTAGTTAAAATTAACGCTTTGAAGTTTGGTAAAATATATGAGGGAGTATTAAATTGACAACATTAAGAGAACTACACAAAAAACTTAAAATCAAACAAACGCTTGACAACTACGTACGCAATACAAATAAAAAATACAAGTATAACTTTGTGGCTGATGAAATTCTTGGCGAGGGAATGGCTAAACTAATCGAGCTTAATACGCAAGGTAAACTTGGACGACATGCACAGCAGATTGCTTACATCAATCACAACTTGAGCTTACAGCGACAAAAGGAACAACTGGAACAAGCTAACGAACGACTTGCTAAACGTGCTGAGAAAGCCCAAAAATTGCTTGACACGGAACTTTTGAAAGATAGCTACATTGAAACGCTTGAAATGTTTAGTAAATATCATTCAGCAAGACATAATATGTGGGACGATCCAGAAACTCCAACTAAAGTGATTGAGTTCATGGAAAAGAACGGAGTAAAGCAGGCTAAATGGCTACGCCCTGAAGGGGTTGACGCTTGGTTCAAAGAACGCATTGTTTGGTTCAAGAATAAATTGAAAGAAAAATAATTAATAATGTAAAAAACTTTTTGCTTGACAGCTTAGAGTTTTTTTTGTTATAATAATCTCAACAAATGAAAGAGGTAAAAAATGTATAATACGACTTTTAGAGAAAGACCGCCAAGAACGAACGCACCAATGCAACCGAGAAATGGAGAAAAGAAAATGGAGTTAGTCGAATGCCAAACCTGCGGTAGTCATAGCTTTACTAATGGCAAATGCGATTATTGCGGAAATAAATATGATGTAGTAAGTGAAAACGAATTAATTTATGGTAATTCAAAAGAAGATAATTCATCATTAACAGCTCCTGAATCAGATAAAAAAATAACTTTTGAAAATACTAAAACAGGTAAATTAATACTTAAAATCATGATTTATACTTTAGTATCTATTATTTGGTTTGCAGTAACTGTATTCATTCCGCCACTATTTATAATAACAATTATTTTATTAGTAGTTCATGGAACGTATCGCTTCACAAAGAGAAATAAATAGCTTATAATCGTGTATATAGAGTTAAAGAAAGAGGTAAAAAATGAAATACAAAAAAATATATAATTTAATTGTTTTCGAGAATGGAACTATTTATAGAGAGTTTAAAACAAAGTGCAAACTAATTAAACCTATTGCTGGAAGTAGAGGATATTGTAAAATTTCAGTAAATGGTAATAATATGCTTGTACACCGTTTAATTATGGAAGCGTTCCGTGGTAAAAGTGATTTAACTGTTGACCATATTGACGGAAATAAGTTGAATAATTCTTTAGATAACTTAGAGTATATAACTAGAGAAGAAAATTTAATAAGGTCTTGGAAAATAGGTTTAAGAGATAACCAAAGGCTAAAACAAAAAGAACAATTTAGAAAACCTGTGATATGGAATGGAATTTTGTTTGAAAGTGCAACCGAATTAAGCAAAAAATTAGGACGTTGTGAAAGCTATGTATCACAGAAGATAAAAAGAAATAAAACGATTAACGGCTTTAAAGTTGAATTTATATAATATCATAAAGAGTTATCGCTTGACAAGTAAAAAGAAATAGCTTATAATAAGGTATATAATAAAGGAGTAAATAAATGAAACTAAGCGAGATTGAAGCGATAGGAAGAACAAAGATTTTTACTGGAGAGTATAGGCTTTATAAAGATATGTCCGAGTTAAACGAATATATCAAAGAAGTTGACGTATTCACAGCCGAACAAATGCAAGAGTACGCAAAAGAATGCGTTAAAGCTGCTTTAAAGGAATATTCTGGACCATACTCTGATAAAAAAGCCAATAGCATTATTTTAAAGGTAGTTAAATAGATGAGTAAATACTTTAATGACGAAAGATATTGCTACTGCTTTGATATACCAACGAGTGATGGCCTAGGAGTTTGCAAAGGTTGTAGAGGATACACAAACATCTGTTATAGTTGCGGTCGCTGTTTACATTGCTGGTATACATCACAGGTTGAACTGTTTACTGAATACGATGAACCTAAGTTACTGGAACTTATTGAAAACTGGAACAAATTTTACCAAAATAGAAAGACAAGGAATAATGCTTAGTTTAGACGAGAAGAAAATCAGAAAAGGTAAAGCCATTGGGCTACCATACCAAGGAAGTAAGAAAAAGATAAGCAAGAAGATAGTTGAAATTATCAAACAGAACTTTGGCACAGATAAGCCGATATACGACATTTTCGGAGGTGGAGGAGCAATTACAGCCGAATGTATTTTAAATGGCTTAGACGTCCATTATAATGACTTAGACAAGGATATAACTAACGCTTTTGAACGAGTTATCTCACAAGACAGTGAATGGATAAAAACTCTTGTTATTTCAAGAGAGGACTTCTTCGAGATTAAGGCTAAAGAAAATAAGACGACAGACGACTTTTTGAAGTTGCTGGTCAACTCTTTCGGCAATAATAAGAAAGATTATTTATATTCTAAAGAAATTTCAGATTTAAAATATAATCTTGCTAAAGAAATTATTGAAAAGCATGACATTTTTAGTGGTTATAAACAGACTGAAACATATAAGAGATCGATTGAAAAGTACAAACGACTTCAACAAGTTGAACGACTTGAACAACTTCAACGAATTCAACAACTTCAAAAATTAAATAAAATAAAAGCTACAAGCAAAAGTTATCACGCTTTTAGTGATGTTTCTGGAGCTATTCTATATCTTGACCCACCTTATGAAGAAAGTCACCAAAAAGGTTATATTAATCAATTCGATAGTCAAGAATTTTATGACTGGGCATTTGTAATGGCTAAAAATAACATCGTGATAATTTCAAGTTATTCAATTTCAGATGAACGCTTTGAAGCTGTATATTCTTTTGACAAAGCGCGCAGCACTCTCCAAAGTGGAAGAAGCAAAAAAGAAAATGAGAAATTATTTATGGTTAAAAACAGTTAATATTTGATAAAGTAAAAGCAATTTGATAGAATAGAGTTATAAATAGAGGAGAACAAAATGAAAGATACAGTAAAAACTTTAATGATGGTTGCAGGTGTCGGCTTTACACTTATCGCTATCACTTGGATAGGTATGCTTGCGACGTTGCTTATTGCATGGATTGGGGGTAACATCTAATGAATTATGGTACAAATAAGCACTATGCCAATGAATACGGTATGGAACTTAACGAATACTTTAAACATCATTTTAACTATGAAGAGCTTGCAGGCTGGTATACAATGCAGGTATTAAAGTATCTAGTGAGAGCTGGCAAGAAAGAGGGTGAAAGCTACGACAAAGACCGTAACAAGGCTTTAGACTATGCAGGAGAACTTGCTAACTTAAGTAACGAGAATAAGCTTACAGAATACACTGCTGACGACATTATGAGCTTTGCACAAGATATAGCTGATGATTTCAAACAATGGAAAGGCGAAGAATAATTGAAAATAAAGTTTATGCTTGACAGTGTGAACTTTTTTTGATATTATAGTCTTATAGAAATTAAGGAGATACAAATGGAAAACACAATGTTAAATTGATGAAAGATACTTGGAATTTATTGAAGAGGTCTAAAGTTAATTCTTGACAAATATAAAGTAATTTGATAATATTGTTTTATAGAAAGGGGATTAAACAATGGCAACACAAAAAGCTATAAAGGTCGTAGCTTATAACCCTACAACGGAAGAAGAACTACACTTCAGCTGTAAGGCTCAATGTGCTAAGTATTTTGGTCTTAAAACTAATACAGTCATCAGGTGGCTTGATAATGGTAGACCTGTAATTGAACTGCTGATAGACCTAGATAGAAATCAAGTAGAAATTGAAAAACAAAGCAAACTAAATGGCTTTGAATTATTTACGATAAAGGAGTGGTTAGATGTGTAAGAAACGCAAATACACAAAAATGGGCGCTTTATATTCAATAGCTACCGCCCAGCATATTAAAAAGAACAAGAAAAATAAGAATGATAAGATACCAGTAAGAGCTTATTACTGCAAGTGGTGCAATTCATATCACTTATCAAGTCAGCAAAGACTAAACATAAAGACAGGAGTAATTGGATAATGAAAGATGAGTTCACATACTACACAGTATCTTGGATATTGGAAAAAGAAATTAAATCACGTAAGTTTTATGATAAAAAAGAGGCTTTAAAATGGAATGAGTTGCTTCTAGAAGAACAAAGATATGAAGTTAAAAAGCATACAGAAATAATTGAGGTTATAGCATAATGACAAACGAAGAATTATATGAAAGAATCACTAGCAAGCTAGAAGAACAAGGTATCGCAATAAATCAGTTTGAGCTAAAAGTTAAAGCTGAAACAGGCAAATACCCTAACATAAGAATAACTAAATCACGCTTGAGCCTACCGAATACCGTAGCATTCCCTTATCTCACTATGTTTTTCAATGATGATGAAATGCACGAGCTTACACTTAAAAAAATTGACGATGTAGGTAATAACGGAGAAGCCTTTGACTTATTAGATGAGTTATTATATAGCTTAAAGCCAAGCAAAGAATACCTGTATAAGCAACGTTTGAAGCGTAGAATGCAAAGGGAGGCAATGAGATGATACTACACGAATACACAAGTCAGATTAATAGGTCAAAATATCCACAGCAAACAGCTAGAAAGATTGCTAATGACTTGAACAAAAATGACCCTTTTAATAATTATCTAGTGAGCCTTGAGTTTGGCTCTAAAAGGTATATTATTGAAAAATTTGAAATTAAAGGAATGAATAGATGAAGCGTTACTATATAGAAGAAGAAGACGGCAAAGAAATTAAGCGAAAACTCACAACTTTTGCTAATGATGATTTAACACAGCTTTCAGATGATGAACTAGAAACAATCTATTATGAGTCATCTGCTCAATTTTTAGCTAAAGCAATGCACTTTGTGAAGATTGAGAACGAACTATTTTCAAGAAAGAATGTAACTGTAAGTGATGAAACTCTAATAAATGCTGGCAATAATATTATTGAAGCAATTAATCAGGTAAGCAATTAAACCATGGAATAGGAGAATAATTATTTTTATTTTAACGGATGACACAACTAGAAGTATAGTGATGATTCAAAAGGCTCATAAAAGGGCAGATAAGGGCTTTAATGATATTGTGGCACAATTATATCAACAAGAGTTTAAAACGCAAGAGAAAGCAAAATATGAGCATATAAGGCAAGCTAAGGAGAAAGCAATTGAAGAACAACGAATTAGTGAAGAGAATCAACGAAAAGAAGCTATTGATAACGCTAGGGAGAGGGACAGGGAAAAATCAACTGTTCAAGATGATAATGACTCACAAGATACGGATAATTCAAACGCTGGACTTCAAACTCCAGAGCCTACGCAACAGACTAATAGCTCGGTTATTGGAAATGATTGGTCTCAAGTTAGTCCTGAACAAGCGAGTGAATACATGTCAGCCAGAACAGGAGTTCCAGTTTCAACTTGGCAAGCAATTATCTACGCAGAAAGTACAAATAACCCAACGATCACTAACTCAATTGGGTGCTTCGGCTACCTCCAGCTCCACCCTGTCCATGGTAATGTGTATAGCATGACACCGCAACAATATCTTGATACAGCGGTAGGAGTTTACAACTCACAAGGGTTATCAGCATGGGAAGTTGTAACAAACGGAACAGTAAATTAAAAAATAGAAAGTAGAATATCTTCATTTACAAAAGAAAACCACCAATTAAGGTGGTCTTTTTTTATTTGTTTGGTGCCATTTCAACTTTGATGTTATTGGCTTGTAAGAAACGCAAGTGCCAAGGCGCTCCCTCATTCCAAACGTAATGCTTGAGGTCTTTACCTGTCGTATCTTTATAAATTTGTTTAACGATAGTCCATTGGTCGCCATTAGTTAAGCCAATTACTTTTGTTCCATTGAAGTATGATACTCCGCCAGCTGGTTTTCCGTCTTTTGTATTAACTTGATATGTAAATTTCATTAAATCGTCGTCCTCTAATTCTGTATTTGTTTGTGTATTGTTTGCTACTACTGTGCTACTAGTTTGCCCTGTAAGGCGCTTGTTTAGTTCTGCGATAAAGTATGAGCGACAACTCTCTACCGTGCCACCGTGAGCTTCTACGGAACGTCTAGGGCATGAAGTAGACGATAACTCTTGATGTAGCTTAACGGTATCATGATTAGGAGTTAGCCCCCATTGTTTCATGTACTTAGCCACGTCATCTAGTACCGCTTGCTCATTTCTCAAGAACTGGGTTAAATCGCCCTCTGATTGGCATACTTCCCAACTTGCGTAATTTGCATTACCATATGAGTTAGCACAATGATATGCCATATTAGAGAAATCAGAAGCCTGTAATCGCCCGTCGTTTCCAATATAAACATGAGCAAAGCCATTTTCTGGGTTTTGTTTAGGTAGCCAATCATTATAGAAGCCAGCGTTAGCACCGTTTGAGCCTGCGTCATTGTGAATTACAACCCCAGTAGGATCATGCCCACGTACACCAGCATTAGTTATATTCATTCTTTTTTATCCTCCGTTTGTTCTTCTTCCGCTTCAGGAACACTTACACCATTCTTTTTCATAAGTTTAACCAAACCGTCAAACATAGGGCTAATTTTTGCGATTAAGTAAATAAATTGTCCTACGAAGTACAACAAGCCTAGGTTAATCACTGTTTTAGCGATATCAGAAGTTGAGGGTGTTTGTGTAAAGTGAAAGACTGCATATAAAACCCATAGCGCGAAGACTACCGTCAAATCAATCACAAGTCTACGTTTGAAAGGCGGGTTCATCTTTTCTCTATCTTTGACCCATGTAGCGAAAAAGATCGCTAAAATTAAGATAGTTATTAAAATCATTCTAGTTACCATTTTGTTTTGCTTTCTATTTTGTTATTTGATGAAATACATAGCAGTACCACGAATAGAACCATTCGCTTGGTTCTCGCCCCACCACCTAAATGTACCGTCAGGCTCTAAGTCAATATGGAAAGATTTTCCCGTGTTAGCAAAGTGTCCAACTAATTCTTTTGTCTTATTTGGAATAACTTCGTATGGCGCTTTTACTGCAAAGACTGTCCCAGAATTAATATTTGTCAGTCTACCTATCCATTTAATTTCTACTATTTCACCTTTTTTTTGCCAACTGAAGGTGATTCCATTGCCTATACTAAGTGACCCAGATTTTGTTTCTATGCTGTTTATGACGACTTTATCTAAATATGTTACGTTATCAGGTGCTTTATCACTAATGACACCTAGTCCGTTAGTTGTTCTAATATCAATTAAGACTTTCAGTACTCCTGAACGGTTATTCAAGTCAACATTGTTGCTGTTGTCTACGGTTTCGGCTGATAAGCTGACAGGGCTAGTAGTTTGTGTTAAGTCAATGTTTGCATGAATATAGTTGACAGAATTAGCTTTTAAAGCTACTGTTTCACTTAATAATTCAAAGTATCTACCTCCAGCAATAATTGAAGTGTTGGGATACATTACATTAAGACTTGTATTTAATGGTTCTACCCAGTCTTTGCGCCTGATTGTTTTATAGTCCATTCCGGTCAACATCATATATAACTTTGCGTCATTATTAGAACCGACTGGGAACTCTGTTCCATTTGGACTGAAAAATGTGAAGTTGTTAATTGTCATTTTTAACCTTTCTTGAAATTATCTTCGCTTTATCTAAAACCGGGTTATCAGTAATTGATAGCTCCAACAATCTAAATTTTCTACCACCATACGGATAACCTCCAATTGATACAAATTGACCGACTTCGTACAAGAGAGTGGTTTCAATTCTAAGCGAGTTTTTACTATTATAATATACTTTACCAGATAAAAGTTCTAAGTGGTCTTTACGTAGCTCTCTGTACCCTGTGAAGCTATCTATTCTATATTTATCTCCGTAAGTAGCTACATACTCATATAACATTTGGTTTGTCTCCACTTTCTACAAAAATAAGTCTATCATTAAACTCCGTTTTAACCCTGTCTGCTATATACCCCGAATATAATTTTCCTTCGTACCAAATATCAACCAAGTCATTAACATACAAAGGTAAGAGTTCGTTTTGGTTAAAAATTAATCTTGTAACGATTGTAGAAGGCGAAATTTCAGCTTTAATGGTAGATATATCTGGTGGGTTTCCATGGTCATCTCTATCATAAAACAATGTTTTAGCCGTTCTTACTTCTGGCAAGTCTGTTCCGTCTCCGCCATAAGTACTATAATCAATGACATCTCCGTTGTTTTTTGCTGTGTACATCTTAGGTGGGTCTGTGTAATCGTCTGTTGCTTTATTTTTAACGAATACGACAGCGAAATTATAAGCTGAACGTTCTACTACTGTCTCTGTATCCATTGCCACGCTTTGCTTAATATCCACCCTTGTCGTGATTCTATTTCTATTCCAGTTTCTTGAGGCAAAGTTAACGAACAACAAATTTCTAGGGTCTGTTTCAGATGAAGCATGTTGAATTGTTGTAGTTGGTTGAAATTGAACCTTAGAAAATATCCTTTTAGCTACATCAGTAGCTCCTGAAGTTTCTGCTTTACGGTTGATTGTAGCCTTTCCTGCAAAGATACTTGAATTGAAGAAATAACCATAACTCATTAAATTATTTTTATTAGGGTCAATTAAATAATCAATGATAGCAGCGTTTGTCGTTTTAGTTATTGCGTTTGGAACATCTAAGCTTTCAATCATTGCCCAAAAATAGTTCTTTAATGTGGCTTTGTTACTTTCATCTACATCTGTTACAAGGTAAACCATATCTAAGTTAAGTTTTTTCTTTTTACCTAGTGCTTCCTCAATTGGAACAACCTCAGGAAAAAGAATTTGAACAATATCGCCAACTTCTACCGAAACGGTCAATGTGGCCGATGAAGTGTAAAGATAGCCTGTTTCCCACAGTTCGTAGTTAATAACTTGACACCTTGCTTTTGGTATCGGAAGACCTCTTTTGTCTTTTTTACCATTAGGAAGAATAAAGTCAGATACATTATAGTAGTTAGGGTTAAAGTTATCATAAACATTAGCTTCTAACATTAAACGAAGTCCGCCTTTCTCTTGATTTTAAATTCTGCCTTAGTAAGGTTAATTAACTCCATTTGACCTTCTTTAATTATACGAGTTCTATACCGCTCAAAGTCAAGCAAAGGGAATAGATTTAATGGAATTGTTCCGTTCCACCCTTGATAAATTTCATCATTTACATCTGTATTAATTAAAATATAGCTTTGTGGCTCGGCTGTATTAAATACAATTGCCGTATATTCATTTCCAATGGTGTCTAAAAATCTAACACCAGTTGGTATTCTAGGAAGATTTTGATATAGTATTCCTACAAAACTAAATATTTCTTCTTTTATATCCCAGCGGCTTAAACGCTCTATGTTTGTTTCTCCGTAATAAGTATAGGCTTGATTTGCTATATAATTATATCCGAAGTATTCACTTATATCGGCAGTTGCGAGTTCGCTAGCTGAAGGCATGTATGGAGTGGCGGTTGAACCTGGTTCTAATTTTAAATCCCAAAAGCTATGAGTTACAACATCCGTTCCGTTTGAATAGGTATTAACCCTAACGCAATAATCTCCATCTTTTGGAACTTCGATTGTTTTAGGCACTGTATCACCTAAATTTATATACACATCTAATCCAGGTGTTGTTGACATTAGCCATAGTCCGACTTTACCTTGACGATTGGTATTAGTTGTTTCATGAGCGACCAAAGGTGCATCGGATTTACCACTCATGGTGTATGTTCCTGCTTTTAAATTTTTTACAAAAACATCATATAACATAACGTAGCCATCCCAAGAACTAGAAGATATTGTTTTGGGATTATATTTAGTGTATTTTTTACTTCCTTCTAACAAATTCAAATTTGGTAAATTCAAAGAAGGACTTTCTTTTAATCTTTTATAATTTTGTAAAGCTGTTTCACTTCCTTTATATCCACCATAAATTTTAGATTTACCAGCAATAACTTTACCATTTTGAATTTTATCAAAAGTTAAATTTTCGTAAGTATACCACTTTGTGATTATATCAAAAGTTATCTTTTCACTAAAAGTTCCGTTCTTACCATAACCCTCTGTCTTTGTGACATCTGCTAAAGCTAAATCAGCGTATACCTGAAAAATCTCTGTTTGATATTCAAGTGTAACGATTTTTTGGTTAAGAATATCATTTATGAAATCTTTCATTAATTGATAGTTTTCTTCTAAACTTTCGCCAAATGTTTCTAGTTTAAATTCTATTTGAGGTTGAGTAATTGAGCGTGTTCCCATTACTCCGACACCGTTACTTTGCCAAATATTATTAGTTGATTGTAACCCTAAATTAGAGGGCTGATAAAACCTAACTTTTCCGTTTGTAACGTCCCAAATTTTATCATCTGTTCCGTCTAAGTTGGTATGTATTTTATACTGTCTTACCATTAAGCCCTCCCTAGGTCAAATTCTCGTCTGATTGCTCGTGCTAAGTTAGAAACATCTTGACCAGCACCACCTTGTACGTTGAATGTGTTATATGTTCTATTGTCGCTTGATACGCTGTTAGTGCTTAGACCATAACCGCTAGAAGATAAATTGACATCTGTTAAGCCTACTACCATAGAACCTTTGAATAGTCCGCTTAGTTTCCCAGCGATACCATTAATAGTTCCTGATATATTGTTAATCGTACTTGTTACACCACCAAGAGCGTTGTCTATTGTATTCTTGATTCCTCCAAATAGCCCGCTAAAGAAGTCTCCAATACCATTAAATGCTCCTGTTATTGCGTTGTAAGCATTAGAAGCAAACCCACCGAAAGCGTCGAATACTCCACTAACTGTACTTTTAGCACCGTTGAAAGCTCCACTAAAGAAGTCCCCAACGCCGCTAAATACACCTGAAATCCTTGACCAAGCGTTAGAAGCAAAGCCACCAAGAGCACCGAATACTCCGCTAACGACACTACGAACAGAATTGAATATGCCACTAAAGAAGCCTGACACTACACTCCATATTGAGCGAACTACTCCCCAAGCGCTAGAAGCAAAACTTCCGATTGCGCTGAACACTGATGACACGATACCTCTTACAGCGTTGAATATACCACTAAAGAATCCAGACACTACACTCCATACTGACCTAACTAAATTCCAAGTTGAAACAGCAAAGCCACCTATGGCACTAAATACTGTAGAAACTACTGAACTAACTGCATTAAATATTCCACCAAACCAAGCTGATAAACCTTTCCATGCATTAACGACTAATTGATAAGCGCCGCGGATTATAGCCAATATAAGTTGAAATGCTAAGTTAATAATAGAGCCTATTAGATTGAATATAGATTGATAAAAACTAATTAAAGGTTGGAAAGTTGTGACGAACCAGTTGTAAGCTCCAGTAACTAAAGAAGAGATAGTTGTAAACACAGTTTTAACGATATTCACTATTCCATTCCACAGTCCTGTGAAGAACCCTGTAACTCCTGCCCATGCTGTTTGAATTCCAGTAACAACAGTCGTCCATAAGTTAGTGAAGAATGTTGTTATTCCGTTCCAAATATTTTGAATACCTTGTACAATTCTGCTGAACCAATCAACTAACCCTTGCCATATACCTTTTGCTCCGTCAACTACTCCGTTCCATATATCAGCGAACCATTGACCAATACCGCTAAAGAATGAAACTATTCCGTCCCATGCACTCTTTAAGAAGTCTACAAAACTAGACCAAGCCTTTTTACCTGTTTCGGTTTGAGTGAAGAAATAAACTAGACCAGCAACGACCGCTGCAATTGCGGCTGCAATCAATACATAAGGGTTAATAGCAGCGACAACATTAAAAGCCTTCATTACGCCTGTCCCTGCTTTAATTGCCGTTTGTAACTTTTTGAAAGTACCGATAGCCGTGACTATTCCAGTTCCGATTTTAAAAGCTACAAACCCTGCAGTTAAGGCAACTAAAGACGCTTTTATAGCATCCATTGTTCCTTTGCTTTCACTAACTTTTTTCAAAAAATCAGCTATTTTTGCAGTAGCTTTTTGCAAAGACTCCGCTAAGCCCCAAAGTACTTCCATTGTATCACCGATTGCGTCCGCGCTACTTTTAGGAGCTTTTTCTAAAGGAAGAAATGACTTAACAACATTCATTATTATGCTTCCTACTGAACCAAGAATTGATTTTACGTTTTCCCAAACTCTACCAAATTCTGTTAACGTTCCTGAAACTTTTAATTCTTCCCATAATGTCGTTATCCACTTAACAATGTTTTCAACAGATTTACCAGCATTTTTTCCCCACTCGTCCATTTTACCAATTATAGCATTGATAACAGGCGTCAAAGCCTCAAGCGTAGGAATTAAGGCTTGCGATAAGTCTTCATTAAAACCAGACCAAGTGTCCCTTATGGTTTTCGTAGCACCGCCTGAACCGTCTGCCGCTTTTTGCATAGCCTTATCAAGCATATCCATTGAAACAGCGCCGTCTGTAACCGCGTCGTTAAATGAATCGTATTGCTGTAATTGTGGGTTCATTTGCATAACAGTATCTTTTAAAGAAGCACTAAGAGCCGTGTTGTTATCTGTTAACTGATTGATATTTTCAGCAGTAACTTTTCCAGAAGCTGACATCTGACCATAAGCCTGTGCGACACCTTTTAAGTTTTCTCCAGTACCACCAAACGCTTGGTTAGCTTTTACTAGCGCTTCTGTTTTGCCAACTGCTACTTTAGCACTATCTCCTAAACCAATAAAAGTCGTTGAAAGTTTTAAAGTATCCTCACTATTTGCATTTGTATCTCTGGCGAGCTTCTGCATAGAATTGCTTACATAGTCAAAATCTTCCGCATTGCCTTTGAACTTCATTGTATTTTTCAAGGCAATCATGGCTGTTTGAGTATCCATTGCGTCGGATATCCAGCCTTTTAAGCCATTGCCGACAGCACTAACAGCACTTGAACCGATTTGTCTAAATACACCTACCGCAATTTCTCTAAGACCGCTAAAGCGTGACTTCATGCCGTCAATTCCGCTATTAACGCCTTTAGTATCCATTTTAGCGTCAATATTCCAAGAGCCTGATTTAATAGCTCCCTCGACTTGCTTTATTTCGCCCTCTAGCCTGTTAGCTTGTGTTTCTGCTGTCCCTAAATCTCTAGTAAGTTGTAGCCATTTCTTTTGACCTGCTGACGTACCTTTGTCAACCGTAGAAAGTTCTTCTTTTAATTTTGTTGCTTTGTCACGTGATAAACCCAACTGCGTTTGTAAATTCTTTTGCAATTGTGCCATTTTACTGGTATTTGTTGGGTCAAGTTTTAGAGCTTCACGTAAGTTTTTAGCTTCGCCCCTAAGTCCTGACATAGCGGTATTAACGCCTTTAAGTGAGTTCTCGAACTTCGTGACATTGCCATATATCTCGACCTCAAACTTTGCATTACTTGCCATTACATACCCTTTCTTTTACGCCTTTTCTCTTTTTCTTTTTCCTCTTTCTTCTTCTCTGCAATAAGTTCAATTATTTTATAAACTAGTTCTAATTCCATTTCCATGAACTGCGTTATATCAATTTCGTTATTGCCTAAAACAGTCAAAAGTTCTAAAGTTTTGTTTTCCTTTACAGTATCTTTCTTTTTCTTAATCAATGAACTAGAAGAAAAGAAGACTGTATCGTCTTCCGTTTCCTCTTTTTCTTTAATAAAAACAGTCTTACAGAAGATATTAATTAACTCGTTAGTCGTAGGAAGCTCTGTTTTATCGTCTAAGGCGTTTTGCAGTCCTCCGTTACAATCTACCCAAAGTATCAATAACTTGTCTGTAAAGCTCTCCATTTGCTCTGTAAAGTCATCAGGAATATAACCAGCGACAAAAGAATTTTGTAGGTCTGCAAAGTCTTTTAAATCTGTAATAAAGTCTGAACCAGTTAGCTCTAAATATTTAATAGCATGTTTTAAAATCATTTACAGTCCTTTCAGCTCATTAAATTTCTTTCTGCCACAGTTCGACCAGTTCTTTGAGTCCTTTACCGTCAGTATCGAACTCAAAGCTAGAACGAAAGTCTGCAAAGTCGCTTTTTGCTTTTACGATGTTATCTTGAAAAAGAGCCAAGTATAGACCATATTGAACGAACTCCATTACATCAGTAATTTCTCCGTCCTCTTTCTTAAGTTCTGTATCCATTGCTTTTTGTTGCTGGAAAAGGTCTTTACCTGTAATCATTTTAAATTTACGTGCTGTACTCAATTGTTTTGCCATTTTGTGTATATATTCCTTTACTTATTTAATTTTTAGTCTTATGAATGGTCAGTTACTGAAACTCCTGCGGTAACATCTTCATAACCGTCAGCGGAGAACGTTACGATATGGACACCGGGCGCAAGGTTTCCATTTGTTTCTACTTTTCCGTGATCGTCTCTAATTACTGATGTTACTTTTACAGTTCCACCCTTAGAGTCTTTCAAAGTAGCTGGTACTACGATTGTTCCGTCATTATGACCCTTTGTAGCAGTAGTTACATTAGGAATAACAGGAGCTACAAGTGTAATTGCACCAGCTAGAACCGTGTCAGGTTGCATGATGAACAAACCGCTTTCCATTTTTTTGGCAAAGTCTTTTGCTTGTTCTCCCCAAATTTCGTATTCAATAGCAGGAACTTTTTTATCGCCATTCAAATAAATATCTGAATCAGTTGCCTGTACTGCCAAAGTCCATTGAATAGGGTCTACACCGTCTACTGAATCTGTTTCTGATTCTTTTGTAGCTTCTGCTGTTGGTCTCAAATTTGGATAAACGACTACACGGTAACCGTCAATAAACTCTCCTGTAACTTTATCACGTTTGCGCCCTTTAATAAGATACTGAACACATTTCGTTTTCCAATTACCAGTAGGAGACCAACCTAAGCCATTTGCTGTTCTTTGTTGACCTAAGATATCCTCTTTGAGCGCTTGGTCTGTTTGAATAAATACCATTTCGCCTTGAAGCAAGGTAGCACCTTTTTTGACTCCATGGTCTGGTACGTCATCAGCCGGATAGCTGTTTGTCTCCGCTTGGTCTTCCATTGAGCCAACTGACACCAAACCAGTTACAATTTTATGGTTAGTGAACTCTAGTTTTCCGTTACTCCCCTTAGCCATATCAGCTACGATTAGAGCTTCATTACCAAAGAAAATCTCACGCGAGTTATAATCTAATTTCATTTTTTTGTTTTCCTTTTTATTTTTTATGCAGTGCGTTTCCAATAATATATTGTTGTTGAACCAATTACTGCTGAACCAATATTTTGCCATGTCCCAGTCGTATATCCAGACGATGAATTTGAGCTATTTGAGACTACTGAACCAACTGGATGCGCTTGAGCATAGTCAGTGCCTTTTTCATTTGCGTTTAAAACTTTAGCCCAATTTGGTGTAGCTGTAGTAGTATAGATAGCTTGAGTGGTTATAGTTGGTTCTGTATAAATATAAGGAACTGTTGCAGTATAAATTGTTCCATTTGCTAGAGCTGTCATACTCATATCTCCGTTAGAACCACTATTTGTAACACTACAAATTACTATATACACACCAGATATTGGTGCATATTTAGCCCATGCAGATTGTAAGATAAACATATGAGATTGGTTTGTATTGACAGCTTTAGTATAAATTTTCAATCCAGAACTAAAATCAGTTGTATTTGTATAGCAATTTAGTCCGTAAGCATAAGCGCCTATATTACCAGTACCTCCATTTGCAATAGGAAGCACCCCTGAAACTCCAACATTAGTTACGTCAGCAGTTCCATCGAAATTCTGATATGTTGAAGCTTGAAGACTTACCCCAAGTTTTCTAGCTGTTGCCAGTTTACTTGCACTAACCGCATTGCCATTAAGTGGTAAACTGTTCGCTTGTGATTCGGTAGCCTTTGCCATTGCATTTTTGGCTTCACTTTCAGCTTTATTTGCTGTTTCTTGAGCAGTTGCGACATTTTTATTTGTGATTGATAACTCTGATTGTTCAGCTTTTGTTGAAATTGCAACACCTTGTTTATCAACAGTAGCTTGTAAGTTGTCTAAATCCGTTTGATTGGCTTTTGTTGAAACAGTTGCCGATTGATTATTAACAGTATGCTGTAAACTTTCTAAATCTGTTTGATTAGCTTTAGGGGAATAATCTCCATTACTCATTAGAGAAATATTACTTGTTAAAACCTTTACTGAATTTATTAGTTCAACTACTTCTGATTCACTGGCGTTACTTGCGATTGCGTCTAATAGCGATTTTATAGTAACTAAATTTTCAGGACTAATACCAAATGCTTCTACTTCTTTTTTAAGCTCTGTCATTGCACTTTGTAAGCTCGTCATATCAGCTAAATTTGCCTTAAGCTCAATATTGCTCTTGTTTGAATCAGTTTGAGCATGTAAATCATTCAACTCACTACGCAACACTTGTGGCATTTTCCCCAATAATAATTTTGTAAAATCATCAATCTTATTATTTACTTCTTGAGCTAAATCAGAAACTGTCGAATTATCTGATATAAACGTAAGGTTCTTGCTGACGATAACCTGCTCTTTATCTTCATTGAGAAGTATTAAATTTGCCTCGATAACTCCAGTTGTTGTCATTTCGGTAGGAATTACCAAAATAAATTCTCCCTTAGCTAAGTCCTTAGGAGGAATCATAACAAAACCAGAATTACTACTATTAGTGTATTGATATGTAAGTTTTAACGAATGACCAGTTAAGTCAATTTCAACTCCATTATCAACTATTTTAATTAACAAAGTTCTTGCATTGACATCGCCTTGCATTATTTGTATTGGTTGAGGGAAATCTCTATTAACTGTATCCCATATAATTGTTCTATTTCTAAAATTATCTAAACTCATTAAAAAATACCATTATTGTTAATTTCAATCAAATGTAATTAAGCCACTTTCTACTTTTATAATTTCATTGAATTAGCATAATTAGCGCCTTTTTTCAATGTTGTTTTAACGTCTTGTACACCTTTTTTTTCAACCAAGAAATACATGCCATGATAACCGCTAGTGTAATTAGCTCTAGTCCCTGCATTAACTACTATTTTATCGCCTTTTTTATCTTGTTTTAAGTTCCTTGATAATTGACCAGTATTTTGATATCTTGCATAAGTATAGGTATGACCGTGGCTTCTGATTAATCTAGTTCTTCTACTTGCAGTATTTGCCTTAGCCTTAAATTCTGCTTCAAACCAATCGCCCATGCGTTCTGTTACTTTAGTTTGCATTTCTTTAGCTATGCTTGATGTATTAAGCAAATTCATTGCCATGCTTGACCACCTGCGCCACAAGGCAAATAAACAGTGCCAGTATAATTGTACAAATGACTGTTTTCTGACCAGTTTGTCATATTCCAACCGTTTTGCAAAACATCTCCGACTAGTCCGACAAGTTCATCGTCAACATCTTTAACAGATAAAACGACTTGATAATAGTAACCCATGATAAAGCTTGTATTGTCCATTTTAATCACTTTTGAATCACTTAGCGATAAATATACCGTCTTGTCTTGTATCGTGTCCTTAACGCCTAAAATAACGTCATTTAAAGGCATTGTAAGTAAATTGTTTAGCCAATCCATATAAGAATCAAATTCCATTACTTACGACCCCCTCTAAAATCATTTTGTTATTTTTAGGGTTTCTTTCCCATGTTGTACGCTTGAAAGTTTCGCCTTTTTCGTCTAAGAAATAGTTGAAAATCAAGTCTTCCATTTCTCCGATTCCGTTAAGCTCGTATCTTACGTTTTTACCTAGCCCAATCATAGAAAACTCATCAAGCCTTGACTGACTAATTCTCTGTTTAACTGCTGGTAAAACGATAGGCTTTATAACATTAGCTTCTGCACCGTTCTTCTTCTTAACAGTCGTTTCAACTTGCAATGTTACTTGTGAAAATATCATTAAATACCTCCATAATACATTAACTCTTGCAAAGAAGCCAAACGTTTCATTTCAGCATTTCGCCATTGTTCTGCTGGTTCATCAACAATATTAAGCCGACAATAACAAGAGATAAATTCTTTCACTAATACACTTGTTTCGTCAGCTTTAATACCATTTTTTTCTAGCAATTTAATAGCTATTGAACGGAATAAGATAAGTTTACTATCATAAGCTGTTACTAAAATCGGAATACCACAATAGACCTTAATATAATCTATCATTTACTTCCTCCGTTTTATTCTTATGATACTGTAATTACTGCACCAGCGTTATAAGTTTCAACATGTCCGCTTGTTAGTGTTTCAACCAAAATCATGTTGCTATTAGTTTTCCATTCAAACGCGTCAACTTTAGTAAGGTCTTGCATATCAATGTGATATTTTTGGTCTACTAATACAGTAGGTTTAACAGCCTTTGTACCTGTATAAACAATGATTTCATCTACTCCAACTTCTGAAGCAATTTCAGCGTCATCATTTTTAATACGAACGTTAGCGTTAGCAGTCGCTTGGCGTAACTCATCTAACAAGGCTCTGCGGTCTTCTGCTTTAACAATCAAATAACGACGACCAGCAGTAGGGCGAACAAAGTCAACCGCTTCTTCAATAGCGTCAGCAAATGGAGTTTTGCCAGCTGATTTAGCTTTTGTAGTAATCTTTTTGATTTTTTTGACGTCTGCTTCTTTGTCAATTGATTTAAAACCGTTTGTTCCGTCTCCCTCAACAAGAGCAAGGTCAACAATTTTGTTTACAATGGCTTGTGTAAGTTCAGCTACAATCAAGTTGTAAAGTTCAGAATATGACATTTGAAGTCGTTTAACACGTTCAGCAAGTGATTGCAATTTATAAACCATTACAGGTTCAAGAGTATCAATAGTGAGTGTGGCTGCCTGCTCTGTTTTTGTTTGTCCGTCTTTGTGGACTTGTGCTTCATTAGCTGAATCAAATGAGCGTGATACGAGCAAAGCACCGACATTTGTAACATGGAAGACTTTGAATACTGGGTTAGTATTTAACAAAGCTGTGTTGATTGACTCAACCAATTTGCGTGGAAGTTGGAAAGTTGTATCTGTGATAGTTACACCATTTTCTTCAAGTTTTGCGTTCCAAGCATTTTTAATTTCTGACTTACCAGAGCTCTTTTTCAATACATCAAAAAATTCTGTTACAGCGTTTTGTGATTCAATAAAGTTTGTCATTTTAGATTTTCCTTCTGATTTTTCTTCCTGTGCGTTAAGTTCGTTTTCGATTTTGATGATTTCGATTGAATTTTCTGAAAGTGTTTTTTCTAATTCTTGTACTTTTGGCAAGTCTTCAATTGCGTTTTTTACTTCAAAGTCATTAATTTGAGATTTTAAAGATACGTTATTTTCTTTAAGTTCTGCCAAGCGGTTTTGTTTTTCAATTAAATCTGGTTTATTCATATTTCTTTTTAATATCCTCAATTTCTTTCAAAGCATTTCGGCTTTCAATAATTTTGTTGCGTTCTTCTGTGAGTTCTTCGCCTAAAGCATTTTGAATAAATTTAGCGTTAGGGTCTGCTGGTACTGAAACAAGAGAAATCTCTTTAAACTGTGCTTTATTTACGACTAGAGCGTCATTTTCGTTAAACTCATACTCTGTAATGTAATAGGCAATTGATAGTGAATCAAACGCGCCATTTTCTACAGCCTTGTTAATGTTTGGTGCATTGTCATAAAGCGTGAAGTCAGTTAGATATTTATTGGTAGCTAAATCATAGTAAACCTTTGCGTCCCCGATGACTTCGCTAGAGCCAGATCCATGTTCATATAGCAATGGATATCGTTCTCTGGCAAACTCAATGCAGTTAGGGGTCAAGATAATACCGTTACGATTCTCTACACCAACTTCTGACCCAATGCCTTGGAACGACTTAGAACCGTCCTCGTTTTCAGTTACTTTAATTTCAGCACTATTGGTTATTAGTTTCATCTGTGCTTGTTACGTCCTTTCTGCTGCCTTGTAAATCACTTAGGTTTTTAACAGCAACTGCATTAAGGTTTGTGACATAAATATCTCCGCCCTCAATTGGTTGCTCGCCCATTTTAACAAGAAGTTGATTCTGTGTAAAAATAGGAGCGTTAATATTTTCGTGATACAAGTCAATTAATTCTTTCAAAGTTGCAAACTTGAATAGCTGGTTATCTACGATTATGCGTTCATAATATAAATTATCCTTATTTATTCGTCTGCGGCCTGTTGAAATCAGTTTATAAGTCAGTTCCTTTTCAAGTTGAATCAGTAAAGGAATGATAGTAGAGTTGTAAAAATAAATTTGTTGTTCTTGCGTAGCAGTACCAAGCAAAATATTTTCATTCATAAAGTAACCTGTCAAAAGTTCCGATTTAATAAGGTCAATTTCATCTTTATTTAAAACAGAATAATCTTTTTTAAGTTCTACAATTTCTGTCTTGTTATCAACTGGTGTCAAACCATTATAACTCGAACCCTCTTGCATGTTCTTTATTGTTGCTAGAGCTTTTTCTCGATACTCTTGTGTATTATCAATATCAAGAAAGGCATTAATTTTCAACAAGCCACGCAATTTACCTTGTTCCAGCTTAGTTTGAATGCTAGCCAGAGCATTATCTAAAATACTTGTGTCTTCATTGATATAAAAAGGACTGACAAGCCTTACTAATTCTTCAGGTTTATATTCTTTTTTATCGTTAGAAAATAGTAAGTCTAATAGATCGCCCGTTTCACTGTCAAATACAGGGTACAGGTCAACATAGCGCGTGCATAGTAACTTTTTAATTACTTTCTGCCAAAACTCCATGCTATTATGTTCGCCCTTAGAGCTCCAATTGAGGACCTCATCTAAATCAGAACCTGCCTTACTAATCAAAGTATCAGAACCAACATCAGACTTTTTATATTTAACATGATTAAATTCTACTTTTGTTATTTCATTAGCGATTTTATTATGAATGTTAGTCACAAAGGCACTTGTATATTCTACCGCTTCATTTTGCCATGCTGTAACTCTTTGAGTATCATTATTTAGTTTCCCGCGTGAAAATGATACTACTTTTCCAAATAAGTTCAATTTTTCCCCTTTCTACCATAAACTTACGCCTTTCCCTCGTTTATACTCGCCTGTTTTCTTGTTATGGCAAGATTTACAAAGGAGTTGTAGGTTATCAGGGTTCAGCGCTATTTTCCAATCATCAAGGTTTTCCCAAGTTAGTTCTACAATATGGTCTACTTCGTATTTTTTAGCACCGAATGCACCACATCTTACGCAAGTCATTTTGTCACGTTGTCTTACATAATCACGGACTGCCAACCATTCTTTTTTATTGTACCAGCCACTTTTTCGGACTGTGTCAACGTTATACTTCATCTGACACCGACATTTCTAAAGCCATTGTCAAAGCAACGGTAGGGTCAATTTTATCTTTTTCAAGTTTTTTAATATACATATAGTCCCCACTTTGTCCGATTTTAACTGCCGTATTATTTAAAGCCCATTGCATAACTTTTTGGTTATGGATAAGTTTATTTTCAACTAGCTTAGATTTTAATAGCTTAATATAGTCGTTCATTGAGAAACCTTGTCGAATAGCTCGTTGGTTATCTCCGTCTTTGTCAAAGAAGTAACGCTCGATCAGACCTTTTAAAATTTCGTAACGTGCTGGATCATAACCGATTTTTCTAAGTCTACACCCTGTTTTGGTTCTAAAGTCGTTAATATACGGTACCAAATCATTAACGTTAATATATTCCGTATCAAGTAATATAAGCTCCCCTCTGTCAATAAATTCAGTCCACAAATCTTGCTGTTCTGTGTCCAGCTGCTCATATTGAGACCGTACAGAGAAAGTTAGCGTATGGCTGTAAGTTTTACCCTCTAACTCACAAACGAACGATACAGCGGTTAAATCGCCAATTAAGGACAAGTCGATTCCGACATAAGTTCTATTTTTATTAAATACAGATAAATTAAATTCTGTTAGTTTAGTGTCTTGCGGAGTGAAGTAGTAAGCTGTATCCTGCATAGGCAAGCCCATATTAAACGCTAAGAACTTATTCTGTAACGCTGGGTCTCCTTGCGCAAGTTCATACTCCTCAATAACTCCTGACCATTTAGGTACATCTCCGATAAGAGGTAATGCCATAGTCCAATTCTTCTTATCTTTGACCTGCTCATGATTTTCTAACATATAAAGCAAGCCGAATGACCTATCATTGTAAAATTCTTCTTCTGATTTGAAACGTTCGACAAGTTTATCATAAAGCCCACCTCGTTTAAGTCCTCCAGAAGTGATATAAATACTTTGCCAGTTATCTTGTTTTTGTCGTGAACCTTTATTGACTGATTCTGTTATATCTTCGCCATAGGTGTGAACTTCATCAAATATATTAAGCGAACTGTTACCACCTTGCGCCCTCAAAGTATCATTTGTTTGCTTTTTGAAAGTTGTTTTAAAAGAAGTAAATTCTAGCCCTTGTTTTGTACTCTTGAAAATCTTGTTTTCGTTGTACACTCTTAAAGTATCACTTGCTTCCGTTTGATTCCGAACTTGGTCAAATACGTGTCTAGCCTGTGTGTTATCGTATGCAATAACTAAACTTTCTCCACCATATTGTCCGCCTAAAATCATCCAGTTAAGCACGCGCGTAGCCATTAAACTAGACTTACCTGAACCACGTCCCAAATTAAGGAAAATTTCATTGATTAAATTAACTTGAACGCCTTTTTCATCAACCATATCATAGCCAAGCATTAACTCATACCACCAAATTTGTGGCGGTAGTAGCTCGATTTTCTTCAGGTTACCAGTAGTCAAATAGAAATTGTCTTGTATCCATTCAATGGCTTGCGTAACACGGTCATAGCGATAAATATACTTATTATGAATACGTATTTGCTTCTGAATAGTCTTACGAATGTACTTATTAATAATAATGCCGTTTTCTTTGTTGTATTCCAACATTTTATTTAAATAATACATTTATTCAAACCCTTTCGGTGCTTCAACTTCTGGCGTTTCGTACTTACTTAGCTTATAGTCATCAAGTTCTTCAATTTTAGCCTTAAGATCATGAGCGCTTGATTCTTCCTGTTGCAATCTCCGCCATTCAGTAGGGTTATAAAGTTCAGGGTTTCCAGCCTTAGCAACCATCATTGCTACCAAGCTATCTTTATCCAGTTCTTTTTCTTTAACCTTTACTTTTTCAACGTTTCCGTCAGCGTCATAGATTGTTTCTGTTTCTTTTAGCGTTCTGACTGTCAGTTTGCTCGCTAAGGCACTTTCAGCTAGTTCTAATAGATTTCCTCTAGCAATGCTTTTAGCTTCATCATACGCCTTTATATTGTCATCTCGCCACTTTCTAAAAGTTTTAGCCGAACAATGCAAACTGGTGTAGATTTCTCTGTCATTACAGCCTGATTCAATTTTATCAATGATTTGACTAAATAGCGGTTCTTCATACATCTTAGGTAAAATTGTGGGTCTGCCACCGTTTTGTGTTTGCATATTGTCCTTTCTTTTAAATGTGGTTATATCGTTTAAAGCCTATATTCTCGTTTCTGAGAACAGCAATAACTTTTGCTTATAAGTTTACCAACTTGGGTAACTCTGCTCTTACAAGCCAAAATATGAGCATATATCCCTATAATTAAGATTTAGCAAGATTTAGCAAGATTTAGCAAGATTTAGCGAGCTAAAACTTTTCTTTTTGATTTTTTGGGAGATTTTTAAAGAGGATTCCTTTGTG